CGTTGTACATATCGAAGTCACCAAACTGCTCTGCCATGATCGAAGCTCCATCATTTAGGAATGCTTCGGTCTCCATCATGCCTTTTATAAATTCGATAGAGGCATCGATATCTTCATCGCCCTCCCCTACTAATTTAGAAAATCCAAGTTTACCGGCATCACCGATAGTTTTATATCCCGCAAAAACTTCAGCGGCTAATTGGTAGCCTGTTGCCTTTCTTTTCTTTCTTCTCTTTTGCTGTTCTTCCCGAGCCGCCTCTACAATTTGTTGGCTACCAGGTACTCCATAAGTCATCATACCGGAAGCGGCAAAGTCGAGACTTACCTCTTTTGATATGCCTTCTAATCCCTCAAGCACCTCACCAGCGGCCTGTTTGAATACATCGTAAAGATCGGAGTCTTGCTCTTGGTCAAAGTATCCATTTTTAAATGCTTCTCGGGCAAGTTGCTTATGGCCACCCTCATACGCCTTGATCATTTTATCAGGCGAAACGACTTGTTTTAAAATCTGAAAAGTCGATTTTGCATTAGGGGCTTGATCCCCTTGGACCATAAAATCTACGCCAAGGGGTTCGCTCTTTATTCTGTATTGTCCCATTATTGAGCCTCTACCGAAAGTCCCTCTATACTGTAATCGCCTTGGTCTGTTTTGATGGCGTTGGAAGACTTTTGAGACTGAATGTATTTTAAAGCCTCTTCCTGTGTCTTAAATGTCAAACCACTATTGTAAGCTATTCTTTGTGCATTAATTGCATCTACTGCTTTTTGATAATGATCTTTTATTTTGAGTAAATTTTTCTTCAACTGCTCGGGGGATTGTTTTTGGCTAATTGATCCAAGAGCGGCATTTAACTGACTCAACTCCTTTTCAGATACAGAACCTAACGCTCCACCAGTTGGTGATGCTTCTCTCATGTCTTGTAACCTTTTAAAACCAACTGCTGAAGTTATGGTTGAAAGTGCCGCCTCTAGGTCGGCCGCATCAGAACCGCCGATTGATTTAGCTGTTTCTGAACCAAATCCAGCAGTAGGATTAAAAATTGAATCTTTGCCTACAAGGGTTATAGCATCATCGATTGCATCAAGTGCCGCCTCTATATACACCGGCTCGGGCGGAGCAGGTGGTGCAGGCGGGTTTTTTAGATCATTCAATTTAATCCGATCTGTTTCATTAGCTATAAGTTTTGATTCATAATCAGCTAATTCTTTAGGAGTCATCGGCTTCGGCTGCTTAGCCAACTCCTCTGCTTCCTCAATCTTTTGTAGCCCCATAAATCGATTAGCCGATAATCTTGGGTCCATTCCAGTTTCTCTAGCTACAGTTGCAAAGTCTTCTGAGCCGAGACTACCTACAGTTACTTTAGGTTGGCGTTCGATTTCTGCATCGAGGAAGCGATTACGCATTTCAGGATCTCCACCAAGTGCAAATAAGCCTGGTCTAGCCATGTCAGCATTTTGCACAACAGCAGGATCGGTTGTTTGGGAAATTAAATCTTCTGAAAAACCTATGAGTCGCTGAGTGTCCGCATCTTCTCTTTCATATTTCTGATCTATCTCTGCCTGCCTAGCCGCTCTTCCTTGAGCCGCAATATTTGCTTGGGTGGCTAGTCTCTCCCTTTCCATTTTCATTTGGGCCTTAGCTTCCTCGCTTCGCTGATACTCTTTTTGCAAGAATGGGTTTTTGGCGATTGCTTGTGCATCTTTTTCGCCCACACCTTGGCCCATTAAGAAGCCTGCAATTTCATTTGCCCGTTTCTTTTTTTCCTGTCCCTCGATGTATCCTTTTGCTACTTGGCCAAGTGCTTGACCGAAGGATGCATTGGCGGCCGCATTTGCCCGTCCCGCCTGAAGGAATGGTGAGAAATCGACTCGCATGAGTCCCGCATTTACTGTGTCTCCTATTGCCATGATAATTATTTCTTTCCAGCCATAGCTGATCCTACGCTACCCACCATACCCATAAAACCTTGTGCCGCACCACTAGCCGCCATTTCATTAGCCGCATAGGTGTTCGCCAGGTAGTTTGCCCGATTTGCATATTCTTGCATACCGATATTTACTCCGGCATCAGGATTGATTCGTGTGACTGATTCTTGTGGTAATCCAAACAAGGCGGCTCGCTGGTTATAGCCTTGTTGTACAAAGTTTTGTCCTCCACCGGTAAGCATTCTAGGATCGTATGAAGTTGCTTGGTTTCCTCGCATAGCATAACTACCAAGTGATTGTGCCTGGTTTCTGCTGTCTCGTAGTACATCTCGCAAATAATCCTCGCGGCTCATTGCTTGGGCGGCAATGCCCACATTGTCAGTACCTCTGCCTCGTGAGGTAAGAGATTCAAGCGCTGATTGATCTGCCCTTCTACGCATCTCGGGAGATAGGTCGGTCATCTGACTCTCGCGGTACGCATCGGCGGCCATCTTATTGGCTTGCTCGACCCGTGCTTGCATGAGTGGATCGGATGCACGGACCGCTTGGGTCATGTCCGCACCGAATCGATTCATTAGGGAGATATCGGAACCTGCCTGGCGCTCGGCCATTTGTGCGCCGAACTCCTGTGAACGCATGGCCTGTTGCTCCGCAAGCTGTGCCATTGGGTCAGCGGCACGGCGAGCTAGGTTCATCTGCAAGTCTTGATACTGCGGATCGTAGCGTTGGCGATTTGCGAGTAGTTGGTTCTGTAGAGCGGGATCAGACATCGCATTTACATAATCGCGAGCCGATTGACCTACATCGAACTTTTCTAAAGCCGGTGCATCCTTACCTCCGCCAAATAATCTCTGTATAAAATATGATTTTACGCCTGAAGAATTTACAGGTACACCCGCGCCGCCTTTCTTCTTTAGCAGTTTTGCTTCCTTGTCATTGATATAAGCAAGTTCCTCACCTTCAGGGGCGGCCATATTAAGAAGGGTAGCCGCTTGCTTGAGAGGATCTTCGGGTGCATACGATACAATGCCTTCAGGTGTCATTTTGCCCGATGCTCCTGATCGCATTAGCATCTCTCTTTCGATGGGATTTATATATGCGAGGGATTCTCCTGCTGGTCCTTTAGACTCAAGATATTTAATGACATCGTCCTGCGATACATTTTGATTAAATGCACTAGGGTTGCTGTCAGGGAAATAAGTGGGGTTTTTCTCTTTTGCATAATTTGTAGGGTTCTTCATGTACGCAGAATCACCTGGGTCTTTCATCCTGCTATAATCTATATCCCCCAAGAATGCGTGTCTTTGCATATGCATCCTTTTCTCTGCCTCCTGGGCAATCTCTTCTTCAGATGGTCCCATGCCCACCAATCTTTTAAGTGCGTCTAGTGATTCCATATCGATTAAGTTTTGATGATGTAATTTAAAATGATAGTTGGCTGGACATTGTTGTGTGCTTGGTCTCCGCCCGCAGAACCTGTGGTATGAGTTTTGACACCCCGATCTACACCGGGGTTTCCTCCGCCTGTTATACCAGCATCTTGATTTCTAGTCTCAGTGTGTGTATGACTAGGCATCTCTGCTTCGGTGAGGATGTGTTCCTGCGCTCCGTTTGTTCCTCTACCTATGTCACCAGGGTTGCCGTTATTTCCACCTAATGTTTGTCCGTTTATATTCGCCGCTGATCCAGTTGTTAAGCGATTAGCAAAACCTCCTGTATTAATATCTAAACCAGCGATGACTCGTCCTCGAAGGTCGGGGAGATTAAATGATAATCCTGAACCTCCATAGGTGTATCCAATTACACCGTGGAGGTCACCATAGTCGGCTACCAACACAGATTGACCTGCGCAAAACAAATAATCATCTGGATTGCCAGGTAAAGTTGAACCCGCATACGGCAGAACTGTCCCTGTCGGCATAAGTACACTTACCGCCGCACTATCGAGCTTGGCCGCTGTAATCGAGCCGTCTTTTATGTGATTAGTATCGACTGCTCGATTAGCATCTACTGAAGCATCACTCGCCAACTCGTTTGAGCCTATCCCATTGCTTGGGACTTTAAGTTTACCTGTGCCTGTGTCTTTAATGATGGTTGATTCATCTGCTGGATCGTCAAAGGTCGCAAGATCCACAATGTCTTTCAGTTTTTGCGCAGTTACTTGATCGCCTGATGCGAAGGTTTGTCCTCTTGATAATATTGCCATGATTAATGTCCTCTATGAAATGGATGTGGTTGATCGGTTGGTGATTCTTGCGTCTACTTTAACCGCCCGAATGTAGGGTCTGCCTAAAGATGGTTGGATATCTGCCTGTACGCCAAATCCGCGTTTATTTATGCGAGTACGAAGGGATGCCTCTTCGGAGTCCGCTAAGGTGTTTCCAAGCAAAGATGAAAAGCTGACTGTGTCAGAAGTCGAGTCAGGATCTTCGGTGATGAATTGGATGTTTGCGTTGGTTTGCGAACCACTATTACTCTTCACATGAATCTCAGATCGGCTGAATACTTTGCGATCCATCGCATCGGCATCGAATTGGCGAGTGGTTAGCTGGCTAATTACAGGAATAGTTTCGGAGGATGCCTGACCAGGTGTAACTGATACAACATCTCCACCCTCAACCGCATCCACCTTATGCACCCCACCCTCTTCGGTGGTGATATAGAGTGCATTCTGTGCGCCTTCACGAGCTACGATTAATTCACGAATCGCAAAGTCTACAGAGTTTACCGAGTCGATGCTTTCAAACCCCCCATTGATAAAATTATAAATAAGAATGGTGTTTAGCTTTCTGCCATTACCCGCATCAGGTGCAGAGTCTAATGGAACTGCCAGCCAATATCTGTTATTGAAATACACACCGCATGAGAGGTGAGCATAGTCCTGATTGATGCGATCAATGTAGGGCTGTATGGTTTCGGATATGGGTGTGCCTGTTCCTCGTAAGTGGTACTGGTCATAAAATTCCACCGAGTAGATACCTTGGTCGGATAGGAATAAAATCTTGTTGGCCACCTGGACGATTGATTTGCGGGCAGATGCACCGATCTCACTCGTAACCACATTGGTGGATACATCGGAGAGAGATCCACTCACGCCTGTGAGGAGGTGGATGGATTTTCGGTTGAATGCGACAATGCTGTCTTGCGTGAAAGGTTGGAGGCCAACCAGGTAATCGCTCTTACCCGCAGATGCTCGGAATTGATTTCCGATAATGTCGAATGTATCTGAATCGAAGATATCCGAGGCCGCCAACTCATCCCTAATTTCTCGGTCCACAGGGATAGTGTCTCCTGTATACCAATATGGAACCCACAATCTACGCTGGTGAAATTCACCCCACGGAGCGGCTGGCATATGCTCGTACCCTTTGCCGATAGCTAGTGCCTTACTTACGGTGAGTGATGCTCCGAGGGATACATTTGCGACACCAAGGTTGAAGGTAAATCGATCATTCACATTGTCGCTATCCTCATCCGATACAGATGTGATGACTGCCTTTTGGTTAATGAATAAATCGTAGGGGGATGCTCCAGCACGGATGGTAACCTCGTCACCTTTTTGGAGGTTATGCCCCGCCCCAATATCCATCGTGACCACACCATCGGTTGCTGTGGCATTGGTGTCGGTAAAGTATTGTGGAGTGGTGTATGCACCATTGCTTACCCTAGTAAAGTCCTCAAAGTATTCGACCTGTGCGCCACTCACATTGTAGCTGGCAACAGTTTGCGAGTCTGCCATCTCTACGGTGAAAGATGTGGAGGTTGGTGCAGTCTTTATCTGATAGCAGTTGTTAGGATCGTAAGTTGGCCAGCCTGTGAAGTTTGTGAGGGTGACAAAGTCACCTACTACTCGGCCATGATCTGCTGTAGTGTTTACGGTGATTACCTGACCACTTTGAGACGCTGAACTGACTGATCGATAAATAAGTTTTGGGGAGGCTGAAAGAGTGGTCTTGCGGGAACGAAAGATAAGCATCTTATCAAACCCCTGTGCCATACCTACTGGGTTATCTACAGTCTCTCCACCCGCCTCGTATCGGCATTTAAAAAGTGCTGAGTCTTTTAAACGAATGATTACGCAAAGGTTATTGGTTGCCGAGAATATATAGTCATCATTATTGGATGACGCATCGCTATATACCGCCGATCCATACACCGCATTTACCCCTTCATCATTGATGATAAAGTTTAGTTTGGTCGCTATAGAGTTGCCTATGCTTGCAACAGAAGTTGCCCCCACACTATTATCTGCAACAGTAAATGCTTCAGACTCTCCCGAAGATCCATCCGAATAAGTGATCGTTTTGGTGGTGAAGTTTACCGAGACTAAGACAAATGTGCCATTGGGATCGGTGGCATTTGTGTAGCCTAACCCCTCGATGGTTATGTTTTCACCCGGTATAAAAGACAGGCTTGGAGTGTCGTCTAAAACAAGGGTGACATTTCCGCTATTATCGCGCTGTCCGGCAGTTATTAAATAAGGTAAACGCACAGCATCGGCTCCTGATGTTATTGAACCGAATAGAGTCGATAAACCTTTGCGGGGTTGCCATGTGCCATCATCATTCATCCGGCCATTCTTCGACAGGGCGACCTCACCTGGCTTTAGCTGGTTCGGACGCAGACGCGCATTCATACGCAGAAAGAAGGTGTCTCCTTCCGAGATGAATGGATCGTCTAAGTTTCCGTATGATCGGTATCGGCTCATCTATTTCTTACGGATCTCCTGGTATAGCTTGATCGACATATATACGAGGGTGACCGCCCCTACTGCGATGCCCAGGAAGGAGTCGATTGTGGATAAGCCAAAGGTGGCGGCTGTACCACTCATTCCGGCAACTGATACGCGGTCAATCATGTTCATTTATCGTCTGCTGGGCGATGGCCCAAAATAAAATCCGAGGATGCCGCAGAGAGCCGTCTGCCCCATATAGGATAAGTGTCCCATAGATAAAGTGATTGGGTCTTGGCTGGCTGGGTATGATAGGAGTCCAAATAACCACTCTGTTCGACCTTCTCCGGTGGCGTTTGTGATACTGACCCATTGGACTGTAGGAAAGCACGTTGAAAGTAATATTGCGGTGCAGAGCGTGAACACCCCCATGAAAGCAATAATACGCCTACTAAAACTAGTAAACTCGCTAGTACCTTGATTAGCCAAGCTATCTTGCAATTTAAGGAAATTTTCATTTGCACGACTTTCTCTTGCCAACTCCAACTCATGCTTTTGCCTGCGAGCCTCGAAAGCGAATCCGAACACGCCCTTGAGGATAGCCCCCATAGCCGTAGAGCCACCCCCTGTAAGTAACATAAGAAGTATTTCGCCCATTTCACCAATCTAGTCTGAACCTCAAGCGGTCCACTTCTTTCTCTAGGTATTTTAATCGCTCAAACTGCTGATAGTCCGAGGTGATTGGAGCGTCTTGCATCTCCACTAAATGATCGAGATCATCCTTTGCCTGTTCCGCAAACTTCTCTAGGTGCATCATGCGAGCAGATAAGTCGCCCAGGAGGGTGGACTCGTGCGATACCCGACTGACCTGGAGTTCCATTGCCGCCATGCGGTTAGTAAGCTCAGACCAGCACCACACCGCAGTAGCCACACCAACAATAATCTTGATAGCGAACTGTACATTTACACGGGCAGATGAGGATTCCGATAAGCCCTCTGACTGCTTAGGAGCCGTTAAATAATCTCTTCGCTCGTCCACTCAGGACCACTCAAGATGCTTAGTATCTCTTCGTGTGTGTACTCCGTCTTACCGAGCAAAAAGAATGGTTGTGTGCCTTCGTATTTAACGAATGTCTTAGTGCCGTCTAGTGAGTAGCGAAGAGTGTCAGCAGAAGTTTGAAGAACTTGGTTAAAGTCAACAGAGCTAACTTCAGATGCGTCTATAATTACATATGTTCTCATGTCGAATTAAGGTGCGGAGGCAATTATTGAAGCTCCGTTAGTTAAAGTCATATCGTAGTTGGTCGATGCGATTCCCTGATCTGTGATCGTTGTGCCTGTCAAATCGTAGTCTCCCATCCTGTACCAATGAGTAGGTTGAGTGACCATCTGACTCAGGTCTTTAGGTCCCGTTGTTATAGAGTCTCTAATGTCACTAATGTTTGCACTTTGATCGCTATCCCACCATGCAAACTCGTCTACTTTTCCATCGTGATACTTACCTCGCCCGTTGCCTACACAAAACCTTATATCATAACCACTTCTACCACCGTAACTAGTAGTATTACTAGTAGAACCATTTACCTTCTCGACACCATCAATATAAAATTTAACGTGACTACCTGTCCAAACTTGAAGGAAATGATACCAAGTACCTATTGAAAGTGATACACTAGGAACAGTAAACGCTTGATAGTTTGAAGTGCCTCTGTGGTATATCGTCATACTCGTTGAAGTATCAACCCGACAAAAAGTATTAAACCCCCAATCGCTCACTGATGTCCCCCCCAAAATAGTATACGGTCCTTCCGTACTTCCGAAAGAATCAAAGTTTACAAACGCTGAGATTGTGTACGCAGAAACTGAAGAGTGTGCAATGTTAGGCGATGCTATTGCTATATCATCAGTACCGTCAAAATCTACACTATATATATTGGAGTAAGGTATGGATAGACCGTCATTATTATAAACATTCCAAGCACTTCCGTCCCAAACTACTATTCGATTATTGTCAGTCTCAAAATAGGTATCACCTGTGTTTGATGTAGCTGCTAATGAAGTAAGGTTTGATGCTGTTGTTGTTCTAAGAGTACTCATAATTAATCGTTACTAAATTTGTACCAAGAAGTACCATTGTATACATACAGGTCGGATGTGTCTGTTCCGTACTTAATAGTTACCTCTCCTGATGGATTAGTTGGCTCACTACCAATAGCTATGATGTTTGCTTCCGTGTCTCTATCTTCTATATTGTATATAGGGGGAATAGGTACTGTGCCTAATATTCCAAGATTGAATGTAGGAAGTACGAACATATCTATTAAGAAGCGGTGTCTCCGGCTAAGACGAATACATTATTCGCTGTACTTACCACACTTGCGGCGGCCCATTGTGCGTTTGTTTTTGTGTGCGATTGACGGTTATTGATTACACTCGTGCCATCGTTAGCAAAAGTGATTTGCCCATTGCCTACCTGGATGAAAGAGCAATTAAAGCCCGTTGAGTCTGTGGTGAATAATCCCGATGGAATAGTCACCGTGCATCCTGTTGCATGGTTTACTCTAATTACCTGTCCATTATCAGAATCTTGAACTGTGTAGGTTGCGGCAGTAATTTCGGTTGGTAGAGATGCCTTAAATCCTAAGATTGCTTCTCCATCAAAATTTCCGTCTGTTAAATCTCCGGCTGATACACTTTGCAAAGCACTATCTGCTAATGTACCTTGTGCCGCAGTTGCGTAGTCGGCTGAATCAAATGCTTTTACTTGGGCAAGGTTCGTAACCTCGTTATCCATTAATGCACCAGCGGCTTCGACATTGGTCGCATCTGTTACATCTGCTAGTGCTTCAATCCCACCTAACTTCGTAATGTCGGATGCGGTGACAAACTTGTGCGAGGTTGAAGTATCATCAATGTCGTCTGCGTCTAGTACCACAGCGCCTGTTGCTGTGTTAACTGATTGGACGGGAGCTTGGGCCATCAAGGTGCTGATGGTAGATTTTTTAGATACAGGTGTGGTAGCTGGGTCTACTGTGACCGCAATCAAATCTGTGCCTACCAAACTTGTGGTAGCATTAAGGTCTGTAAATTTCTTGTTAGCCATAGTTTTAGATAGTTGGTGCGCTTAAAGCGTATGGGTGTAGAGAGTCTAAATTGCCATCGATGCCCCACTTGTGGGCGAGGTAGCCTTCAATTTTTTGGCGGTCATTGCTGTCTGTGAAAGCAATTACTTCTGCAAATTTGCCTACAAAGTTCTGTGTTTCACCTTCAGCATGGCCCAGGTTAAAGGTATTGAGATTATCCACTCCTGAGTTTCCTGTGTCAGTTAGTGTTCCATTCAGAAAAGCCGCTCCGCTGGGGCCATTTATTTTGGCAACAAGTAACTGAAATGATCCTTTAGTTGGTGCGCCAAAACCTACGAAGGTATTCCCACCGCCTGATGTTTTTCCAAAAATCTCAACAGAATCTGTGGCCCTCTTTCTGATTCCACATCTATCGTTTGAGTCAGTTGTTCCAGCCCATAAGAAATATTGATCCGTTTCTAATGCATCTAGTTCTACTAAAAATGCCAGGAAAATGGGGTTCGATATGTCGTGCGAAAAGGTGTTATTTTCTAAGCAGTCACCATTGAAGTCTAACACATTCAATGAATTTTGCGTGATTGTATTTGTGGTCGGTCCTGTTGACCCTGAGACAGGAGCTAAGTTTAAACCATTTCCGCTCTTGTCACTCCATTGAGTAACCTCCGACCCGCTTGTGGTAATGGTTGAGCTATCACTCGCATCCCACCACCCTACTGTGCTAATCCGTGTGGGTGTCCATAGGGCAGTCTCCGCAGTCTCGAATGCCAGGTAATCGTTTGCCGCAGTTAAATAAAAGCCCGAATCATCCTCCAGCTTATAGACCCCATCGGGTCCGCCACCCCAACCAACTATGGAGTCGGCATCCGCATCTCCTAAGTGGAGTCCTAGACCAAGAAAGGGCATTAGACGCTACCTTTATACAGGAGTGCCGCTCCGCTAGTTAATGTGATACTGGTGAAGGGAACATAGATCACTTGGCCTTGTGCAAAGGTTGTGCCATCGGCAATTAGGTCTGCCGAGTTATCCATCACACCGGTTAATGCACCAATGACTGATGCTTCCGTAAATTGCACGGCAACAAAGTTACCATTTACTGCGGTGGTTCCGTTTACATAGACGCATCCATTTGCGCCCATTGAGTTCAATACATTTACTGATGCGAGTCCCATGATATTATGTGGTTGATAAAATTGACACGCCGAAGCTGTAGCTCGGATATGAATTAATTGTGATTTTGTTTTGTGATTGCAGGCGTTCTGCCCGATCTATTTCTAAAAATAAATATTCCTCCGCTCGGTTTTCTTCCCTCGATGCGGGTTCAGTTTGGCCATCTCCACGAAGAAAGTCTGACAAGCATCCGGCAGTTAGGTAGTTGCTTAAAAACTCAGGGATGTTCTGCTCGTCAGGGCTATCAGGCCCATAAGTTGGGCGAACTGCTGTGCCTACGATAAAAACC